GAAGACGCAACTAGTCTGCACTGACACAAGGGTCGCGGAGTGCTTACGGCACACCATTGCGTATTCTACGTCTTTGGTAAAGTTGTGCTGGGGTGCAGCGTTGCTATACGCGTCGGTCTTTCGCCATATGAGCGGCCAACGCTGGACGCGGAAGCCCGCTTGCTTTGCAATCGTTTGAAGTTTTTCGTGGTGGTCGAGATCGTAGAAGAAGACACAGAACCCTTGTGGACGAAGAGCCTGGTGGGCGAAGTACAGGAACTTAGTCAAGTCACCAAGAGACTCTTCGGGCGTTAGCTGGTGGATGCCGCTCGAGGCGTACTCGCTGTTGGCGCTTAGGGTCTCGGCGTCGAGGGCGTAGTCTGGATCGGTAATGATGTGGTCGAAGGATTCGGGAGGACAACCCATTAGGTGTATTAGTCCGTTGGTGTTGAAAAAGTAATTAGATATGTCGATCGAGAACTCTTGAGTTGTAGCCTCCGGTGCAGGGTCAGAATTGTCCCTCAACAGGGGGACCGTGACCGCTAGAGTCTTTTTCGCCGCTAGGGCACTGACGTAGCGTGCGTTCTCTTTTAGGAGTTCGGCGTATGCGCCTCGGATCGAACTAACATTTTCATAGCGCGCGGGATGTTCCTTGACATCTTGTTGTATGGCGATAGCCGCTTTCAACTCCTGATAGTCGACGTCGATCATGAGTGCGAAGTCCTGTTTCAGCAACTCTTCTCCGCGAGCGTTAGCCTGAGAGGTGGCGAGTTTGTATGCTTTGATGATGAGGTTTAGTTGGTCCCTCCAGTCGAGGTCCGCGCGCGCGAGATTTTCGGCGATCTCGCTCAATATGTTTGAGAGCGTGCTCTGCTCGTCCTCGCCCTTCAACACATAACCTGGGCGCTCGGGATCTGAGGTTGTAGCGTGATGGACCTCAGTAACGCCCAACAATCTCAACGCGTGGTAGCGGCGACCCCCGGCGACCAAGTTAAGGTTTACGTCCAACACGATTGGTTGGACGAGGCCATTCAGTCGAATGCTTTCGGCGAGCTGTTCGATACCGTTGTAAGTGGTGCGGCCGCGCTCACCTAGGACGATTGAACTGAACGGAATTTTTTCTGGTGTCATTTGGAAAGGGGCGGAGGCGATGGTGTTCAATGAACAGGCAACCCAACGGGAACTGTTGCCGGAGTTCTCCTCCGGTTCTATTCCACCGCCTCCAAGGTTGTTAGACGGCTAGATCGCCGAGGTAGGTTAGTCCTTGGACATCGTTGCCGACATAGTCAGATTTCTTTGAGCGAGTGACGATGACCTTAGCCACGGCCTCTTTGCCGATTAACGTCGGCACGAGTTCGGGTGTGAGGTCAGGACGAGCTGGTTTACCTCTTTTATTTCCCTCGTCCCCAGTGCCCAACAATCCGTCAATGAACCGCGCCATTTTCTGCTGGAGAAATTCGAGCGAGGTATCGAAGTTGACGAAGAGCGGGAAGCCCGCACCAATTTGGCCCCCATCATCAGTGCTAGCACCATCCACTAGTCGGAACTCCATCTTGATGATGGTTGCTCCGTCGCGCTGGGTCTCGGAGATATCCGCAAGGCGGACTTTTACCATTGTTCCATCTTGAATGAGCGGTATGGTTGTTTTGACTTTTGACAGGTTCAGGTTTGTATTTAACGGTTGGTTTTCCATTATGTTATTTTGGTTTGGTTTTGGTTCTGGCAGCAAATGGTTAGAACAACGAGGGCGGTCCTGACTCCATGCCCCCAAACGCTGGAGGCTCGGCGGTGATGTTGAGAGTGGGGCGTGCCCACGGTTTGACCTCGACGACTTCGTACCCTGAGTCCATGAGATCGGAGTCTATGTCCTCCGCGATTTGTTGGACCATTGAGACATCGTCTAGGTTTAGGGTGACTAAGAAAGTTGCATTCACGGGAAGTTTAGTTTGGCATGTGATCCGTATATTTCTGTAGCCTTTGCGTCATAGACTCTAGCGGCTTGTTCAGCGGATCGGAATGTGCCCAGGTTAAGTTTCTTGTTTGTTCCGTCGCTTATCCTAACAACGAAGCCAGTACCGTTTGGATAAACTCCTTGGTAACCGGTCACGCTTCGCCGCCCTCTACGATGAAGGTGGTTGTGGATACTTCGTGGTACAAACTCTAGATTGGATTTTTGGTTGTTTGTTTTGTTTTCGTCCTTATGATGAGTCTCCATTCCTGACGGAGGTTTACCTATAACCTCTCGGGTCATGTAGAACTTCATACCTGCGAATGAACTGACCGCATACTCACCATTCAAATACCAAGAAAACTTGTTTAGTCGTTCATAATCCTCATCGTCCACTAATGCAACTTTATCACTGTAGACTAGTTTAATCTTTTTCATAGTTTGGATTTAATGAGGTCCCAATTAAACTTAAATAGTGGAGGTAATCCTAAACTATTTTTCAACGCGTATCGCCTGTCAGGCATGGTCCGTACGTTCCAACTGTAAGTTGGAGGAACTCCGGCTGACTCCACCTCACACCTCCAAACATCAGTAAACAGCGAGCCAATGATGTTGGACATCTGGCCTGGAATCATGACGAAGTATTTCATGCTCATGTCGATTTCGTCCTTTTCGACCCGCTCGTGGGCAATGAGGACGATGTGCTTACGCTGCGCGGTTAGTTGGCCGATAAAGTGTTTCCAGAGCGCGAGATATAAACCCCAAAGCTGAATGGACATTTCCTTCTTGCCTTGTTGACGAAGGACTTCGGCGATAATATAATCTGACAGTTTTGTTGCGCTGTCAACAACGATTGTCTCTACGCCAGGGTCTTTAATGGCGACGTTTAAACATTTACCTAGGCGCTGATATCGTAAGGAGGGATCAATCTCCATACCAAATTCGTCGCGGTCTATTAAGTCGTAGCCCATTGGGAGTGTGCCATTGTGTGACGAGAGGTAGCGGAGCGGTCCTGCAAGGTTGATGTCGCAGTCGGCGATGTAGCTACCAGGGAAGTGGCAGCTGAGTGTAGTTTTACCGGTGCCGGGAGCACCCATGAGGAGTAATCGAAGATAACTCTCTTTTGTGTATGTTTCTATTTTTTGCATTGTGTTAAAGGATCGGACTCCAGGTGACATTGCGGAACGATTCGGATTGTAGGAACCGGAGGCGCACGGCGCGGTCAGAGAAGTTACATACATCAAAATACTGACATCTGCCATACTTGTTAAAGCAATTATCGGTGAACATTGGGAACTTGTTGCGGACGAGACAATGGACGAAATCGCCAATGATCGTTTTGGTGTTCTCCTCCCACTCGTCCAGGCGATCTTGGGTGTAGTCGAAGTAGGCGCGGAAGAAATCGAGGGCCGGTGGCCCTCCACGGACGCCCTTTGCAGTAAGGTTAGTTCCGTAGCCATTGGTCCCTGGACGTTTGAGGTGAATGGCGTCGAGGCAGAAGCTACTGATGTCCAACTCGGGCCAAAGCTGTTGTGCGGCCCAAGTGTAACCAATGGTTTGCCGTGCGAGTTGGAAGCTGGGGACGAACTGCTCGCCCGCGACGCTGGTTGTTTTGTGGTCCATCACGCGGTTGCGTTTGTTTATAGTGGCTGCGAGGTCTATGCGTCCAGCCCATGCGACGTGGATGACATCGACCTGCTGCGGCTCGGGCCAGTGCGGGAGCTGAATCCTAGTGTTTACATCGAGGACGCCTAACGGGATCTCGAAAGGTCGCTCGATGATCGGAGCGGTATCGTCGAGGATATTAAGCTCGTAGTCGGGAAACTCTGAGCGGATACGATAGTGCTTCAGTACCTGCAACGCTAGTTGCGGGGTTCGATATTCGTCGGGTGGCGGCGGAGAGTCGATGAAATATTGGAGGACCCGCTGCTCCTGTTGTTCTGAGGGTTCGCCTAGGAAGTAACCTTTGAAGCCCTCATGCAACGCGCCCCCAAAGGTGAGGGCGGCGTTCTTGGCGTAGGCTTGACGGCCATACACGAGATGATACATGGCCGAGGTTGGACATCGCACGACGTGTTCGATCGCGCTATTGTCCATCGAGAGCAGCCAATGACCGGGCTGTGGCAGCCTAGTTAGGAGTTCTCTAGGCTTGACGGTGGGTTCAGCCACGCTAGTGGTGGGGAGTTGGAAGCTGGTGGTGATCACGAGTATGTCATCTCGCCGTCTTCGTCGACCTTGAGTGCGATCTCTTCGTCTAGGACGAGGTGGATGTTCATGACGACTTCTTCGTCCTCGCGGTCGGCAACGACGTCGTCGAGGTTGGTGTAGAAGGTCTCCTCGTCTGGAACCTCGAAGGCGAGGTAGGCGCCGGGGAATCCAACTTGTCGTGCGTGCTCAGCGACCTTTTCGGCTGCTGCAACTTTTTCACTGTTTTTTAGGGTCATTTTTTTGGTTTTCTTTTTATGGGTTTGACTGCGATTTGCATGTTGAACGGATCGAAGGGAAAGTCTAACTCGTAGGCGGTCTTCGCGGCCTCTTGACCGGCGTAGATGGTGGCCTGTTTGATACCAAGTGGTGGGTGTAAGGTTAGGCGACCAGCGACGATGAAGCCGGTTGCAGACCACGCGGCATAGTCATAGGTCTTCCAACAACGCGCGGCGCTTGGCAGCGAGACTGATTTTCCTTTGGGGGTTAATGAGTTCTCCATCGGACTTAAGTTTGGCTGTTAGGGTCGGGGCGCTCACCGCGTGGGAGCGGAGTTTCTTCACCAGTTCGATGAGCTGATCCTGGGTCATTTCCGCTAGGAGCGGGTTTTGACGTAGACTTAGAAGGTGAACGAGAGGTGCGTCTGGCGCGAGGGGGTCGACTGGGTTTTGGTTCATCGAATTTAATGTTCTTGACGAGGAGGCGAATGCGTTTGCCGGACTCGGGGTCCCACTCAGGCTTGATGCCCAGCGTGAGACAGTGGCGGTGAAGGGCGTTGAAGAACTCGATGACAAGCTCCTGTTTAACGCCGCGGTCGCCAGCGAACACCTTGCGGAAAAAGTAGGTGTGTACGTCGTCTGGCAGGTTCGCCCAAATCTTTGTGTTTAGGTCTTCATTGTTATTCATGGAGAAAGATCGTCGCCGTGATATATTGGGTGCGGGGTTTCGCCTACGTACCCTTCTTCTGGCCAGGAGACCACGGCTTCGCCGTTTTCTTCTTGGTCGCGAAGTCCTCGAGTTGAGACTCGGTCATCCCGGTTTGTGTCTTCTCCCCCGCGCGCTTTCGTCCTAATTCCGCGCCCATGAACTTCCTTTGCTTCTCGGTTTTGGCTGGCATTTTCTGGTTTCATCTTGGAAATGAAAAAGGTCGGGGGACATTATTGTCCCCCAACCAATTTCGGGTTTGACTAACTTGTAAGCTCGGCTTCGATCCACCTGGCGATCAGGCGCGCGAGACTTGTGAGTTCGGGTTTGCCCTCTTCGTCGCGAGCAAGTTCGTACTCGGGGACTTTGGCGAGCATCTTGGACACCTTTGCCTCGATGTAGTCGGTCTCGTGATCGAGGATGTCGCTGGCCTTTGCGAGGTCACCCTTCTGCGCGGCGGAAACCCTATCCGAAGGACTGGGGTCGACTTCGATTTTGTCGGCTGCAGACTGCGCCCAGTCGCCAAGTTGTTTCTCTTTGGCTTCGTCGCCGTTAGCCCACGTAGCTTTTACGCGTGCGTTGTAGGCTTTGAAACGTTCGGGGATGTCCTTGACTTCGCCTTTGGCGCGAGCTTTGAGTTTGGCAGTGGCCTCGGCGTCAACTTCACGGGCGACTCCCGTTTCTTTGGCGAGAACGCGAGCGAATTCGTCCTGCCACTCGGGGAGAGTTCCCCGATAGATCGTGTTATTGATGGCGTCTTCAAGACACTGACCGGGTTTCTTCGCTTTTTGGTCGTATTCCTCGACGGATTCAGGACCGTTAAACCGAAGTTTGTATCCGCAGCTTCTTGTATCGTATGATTTCATGTGGTTATTATTTGATATGGTGGTTGAGGCGTGAAGAGTCCACCACGCGGCCTCGGCGCGGAGGTGGAAAGGCAGAAATGTTGCTTTCTATATTGAATGATATCACAACCTCGAAACAATGCAAGCACTTTTTATCGAATTGATATCAATTTTCATTTATATCCGTCTGTGGTGATGTACACCAAATCCAGCTTGGCCCTCGTGACTGCCACATATTGAAGGTGTGCTTCCTGACGCTGCTGCCACGGTTGAGTTGCCCATTTAGACGGCATAAGCCATCGATTTAGTATGAAAACTTTGTTCCATTCCAACCCCTTGGCTTTGTGCACAGTGGCCAAGGTTACCGCATGACTTTTATCGGCGAACATTGACTTAATTCTTTCATGGAGTTCTTCAATCGTTGAAGCGTTAGCCGCAAAGACACGTATACATTCCGCCTTATCGAGGACCGCTTGGACCTTGGATTCGTGGCCCTTTTCGGTCAGCTCGTGGACCTTGGAACGCTGGTAGACGAGCAGTTTGTCGCTGAGTTCCTCGATGGTTTTGGGCTTGAGCTTCTTCACAAGGGCTGAAAGCCCCTGTCCTATCTCGCGGCCCAACATGCGCGCGGGTTTGTGTCTGAGGATAAGCGTGAATGCCACCCCCACAAGTGGGGCTGTGTTCCTGCACAATATAGCATCGTCGATTTCGATGTCAATCGAGGACCAGGAGCTGAGTTCTTTAACGGAGCCCTCGGGCGCGTCTGGATGGTAGTCGATCATTATTTTACTCCAAAGATGAGATTGTTTTCCGCTGAGATTTGGGAGTTTAGGAGCGGGAGCGCGATGCGAGTGCCGCCCATTGAGAGTTGTGCGGGGGAGGTTAGGTGGTGGTAGTTGGTTAGCGGGAGACTGTCAGGAGAGGCTAGTGTTACGCGGGGCAACCAGTTGGCACAGTAAAGTTGGGTAGAGCGAACGCTTGCCATCGCTGCGGGTGGAGGGAGGGGTGAGTTGACGGAATGGCAGACGATGTAAGGGAGGAGGTTGTTACCGTAGTGGGCGCGGTAATCGACAATTACTTGTTGGAGGAGGACGATGTATTGCGGGAGGCGAATGGGACTGTTAGCCTCGTCTATGCCTTGCCACGAGATGATGGCGTCTGGAACGGGCGGGACGCCTTCGACTAAGCAGGCTTGACGGAAACATTCGATTGCGGCGAGACCGTATGCTTCGGTGGTTGACCAGAGATATTTTGGTTCGGAGGGGGCGATGTTGCCTGTGGCTTTGGCGATGATGTAGCGACCGGGGAGGTATTGTTGGAGGGTGCGGACGAGTCCGATCTCAGGTCCGTGGATAAAACGACCGCTGGTGTCGCGGTATGGTGCGAGCGGGTGCCAGTAGTAGCCGGTGCTCGGGGTCCAGTGGTAGACTTTTGAGTCTAAGTCGGTGGGATCGGTTACCCATGAGGTCAGGTTGACGGTTGAGTCGGCCCCTTCCATGTTGGACTGGCCCCACATTAGTATGCGTACACGTCTCATTTGTCTTTAAGTTCTTCGTTGATTGCGTCTTGCAAGGTTTGGTAATAGATGTAAGTTATTGCGGCGCGGTGCTGATGGTTGTGGATGTAGTAGCAGTTGTGACGTTGCGCGAAAATGAAGACGGTTACGGTGATGAAGATCATTTCGGAGGAGTTGGTTTTCGAGGAGAAGTATAGACTCTTGAGCCACATGTCTTTGTCGGAGCCCTTCATTCCTTTTCGTAGCTCATCGAGACTAGCCTTGAACTGGCTGGCGTCATCGCGTAGGGCGTGATAGGTTGCGCTGGCCTCAATTAACCTGGTTGCAATTTCCATGTTAGCCAGCTTGGCCGCTGTTAGGTGCGAGGCGACTTCGTCGAGGAATTCGTCAGTGGGTAGTGGTTCACCGTTATTCATTTTCATGGCGGTT